ATAATGTCGAAACGAGTTTTTAGACGGTACTTACACATATTCATGGGACAAAAACCGTTGGGAAAGACTACGAAGAGATGGTTGGATAGAAGTATGGAGACATAGAAACAGAACAACTATAAAATACTCTGTATTTAAAACATCTTTTAAATGTGGTCAAATGATAAGTAGAATATATAGAATACTTTTAGGCGAGGAAGATATGCCTACATCTGAAAGAAGTATTTTTTATAATAACAAATCATATACAGACAAGGTTTATAATAAATCTATAGATGATATGATAAAAGATAAAGATAGATAATGGGATTTAAACTAGGTAAAAGTAGAGGTAACTACGCTGTTAACGGTGTGATAAAAACAAAACTACGCTTCGGTCAAGAAGCTGGTGGCGATGCATCTGTACCTGGTACACCTGTTATAAGAAAACCATTAGGTGAAGGTATTATGGGTGAAGCTAATATGGATGGTAGTATATTTATTAGTGATCAAATAATACCGGGTAGTAAAGAAGAAAAACAAGTTGTAAATCATGAGATGCGTCATGCTACTGATATGAAAATAGGTAAGCTAGCGTATGGTGACGACTTTGTTAAATGGAACGGTAATACATATCCAAGAAGAACTATTAATGGTAAAGATATGATTATAGTAGATGGTGTTGCAAAAGAAGCCGGGGCGCATGATTTTCCTTGGGAACAAGAGGCTAACACAGGTAACGGAAATATATAGTATGGCATTATTAACAAGAATAAACGGTATACCATTATACTCTACAGTTAACGAAGCTTTAGCTTATGCAGAAGCAGAAGGACTACAAGGTTACCATACGCATAGATATAAAAACATAGTAGGTTATATGGGTGGTGTTACTCATGAAAAATCAAGACAAAGCTCTGGTAGTTTAATAGCTGCTCAACCTACACAACAAGCTCAACCAGTACAAGTTTCACAACCTGCACAACAACCAATACAGCAACAACCAACTTATACACCACCTTCTACTGGAGGCGGTGGATATTAAAAATTAAAATATGTTAGGAAATTTATTATCAAAAGGTACAGCAGAACTAGTTAAAAACGTAGGTGGAGTTATAGATAATCTACATACATCTGCAGAAGAAAAGCTAGATGCTGAAAGAAAAATTAAAGATATGATTATGGGTTACGAGGCTGAGATGCAAAAGCAAGTAACAGAGAGATGGAAGTTAGACATGAACAGTGATTCATGGTTAAGTAAAAATATAAGGCCGTTAGTCTTAGTATTTTTAGTAGTAGCAACAGTATTATTGATATTTATTGATGCTGGCGTTATTACATTTCAAGTACAAGACAAATGGACAGACTTATTACAATTAGTATTAATAACAGTGATTGGTGCTTATTTTGGCGGTAGATCACTAGAAAAAGTAAAAAAATAATGGGACAAAATTCAACAGAAGTAGCATACGGCTTCGGACAATTAGGTAGTGCTTTTAATGATGGCACTGCAGCTATGACACCTCCAACTAACAAAGTGTTTGTTGCTATAACAATGTTAACAGACTGTACTTTTGATTCAAGTGGTGGTTTAAAAGCCGATAACGATTCAGCTGGCGCTGGTTTAGAATATATTGGTACAGAGGCAGCTGCACATAATTTATCAGTAGGTTCAGAAACTACATCATCAGGTGGTGGTGGTTTACAAGTAGATGTTAGTAATACTTTTCCAAAAGGACTTACTATCTACGGTAGATGGACTGAAATAGATCCTGCTTCAGGAAGTTTAATAGCTTACATAGGAGACTAATGCTAGGACTAGGCGTAGGATTTTATAAGATAGGTGGTAATGAATATATTGCATGGGAACCAACAGAGCTTGGTGACAAGTTAATAGCTTGGTATAAATATAACACAGGTATTACTACTACTACTGTAGGTGATGTAACTACTGCAATAACAGCGTGGGCTGATCAATCTGGTAACAGTAATAATTTAACACCTTCTGCTACTGATGACACAGATGTAATGCCTCATCAGCACGCAGATGGATCTGTATTTTTTCAACAATCAGGAGATACTTTAGAGTTTGGAACAGGGTTGACTTTAGGTAAATTTGCAGTATACTGTAGAGTTAAAAGTAGTAATTTTAACGATGTATTATTAGAAAAATCAAATGATTCAGAATTTATAAAATTTCAAACAACTACAGAATTTAGAATACAACCAGTAAGTGGTACTAGACATGATATGGCTATACCAGGAGGTGCTGGTTTAGCTAATGCTACTAAGTTTACAGCTGGATTTGAAAGAGATGGTGATGGTGACTTTTTCGCTTCAGCTAACGGATCAAGCTCTACAACTAGTGCTAATACTGCTATATCAAACACTCTTGATTTAGATAGATTAGGCGCTCCAGCACAAACAATGAATGTATACGAGCTTATAATATGTAATGATGGGTTAAGCTCATTAGAAAGAGCAGACATAAACTCGTATTTAAACAACATATAATAACAATTAAATTAAATAAAATGGCAAAAAACACAAGTAAAAAAATTAAAGAATTAAAAGGCGTTAAACCTGAAAAAATTAAAGAACAAGAGCTAGCTACGTTACAAGCTTCAGTTAGAACTGTAGATCAGTTAACAGCAGAAGTTGGTACTATAGAAGTTAGAAAACATGCTTTAATGAAAGCTATGGAATCAGTTCAACAAAGAATAGAACAGTTAAGATTTCAATTAAGAAACGATTACGGCACTGATAACATTAGTATACAAGATGGTACGATAAATTATCCTGAAACAAAAGCAGAAGAAAATGGCAAAGCTGATAAGAAAGATTAGTATAGGTAAAGACTATAAAAACGACGCTATGCACTATGCTGTTGGTCAAGAAGTTTACGGTGGACACACTATCTGTGATATATTAGAAGAAGAAGATAAGTATTCTATTTATATTAAAAAGAAAAAAGATGTATTGCCTTGGAAAGACTTTAATAAAAATATGGCGGTATCTGTAGAATATAATCTAGAGTACTAATGAAAAGTGTTTACAACTACGTTGTAAAACCAAAAGGTAGTAGATATAATAATAGTAAAAAAGTTAGTGATAAAGATTTAATACTTAATACTGAAGTTTATAATCATCAATACACTAATAGACAAGCAGAAGTTATATCTACACCTATAATTGGTTATAATAATATAAAGCCTGGCAATACGGTTATAGTACATCATAACGTGTTTCGCAGATGGCACGATGTAAAAGGTGTTGAAAGAAATAGTAAAAGTTATTTTAACGAAGACACATACATCATATCTCAAGATCAAATATTTGCTTATTACAATAAACAATGGAAACCTATGCCTGGTTATTGTTTTGTAAAACCAATTAAAAACACAGATAACTTTAATATTAATCAAGAGCAACCATTGATAGGTGTTATAGAATATGCTGACAAAGGTTTTAATAAAGGTGACTTAGTTGGCTTTACGCCTAATAGTGAATATGAGTTCGTAATAGACGGACAAAAATTATATAGAGTTTTATCTAAATTTATTACAATTAAATATGAATATCAAGGACACGAAGAAACTTATAATCCAAGCTGGGCACAGAGCGGTTGAAGAACTTATCAATGTAGCTAGAGAAAAGATTATTACTAATACAGAAGATGATGTTTCTACTGATAGATTAAAAAATGCAGCAGCTACTAAAAAGCTAGCTATATTTGATGCATTTGAAATACTTAATAGAATTCAAGAAGAAGAAAACTTGCTTGAGGGCAAAACACTTGAAAAGGCAGAGGAAAAAGTCTTTAAAGGATTCGCAGAAGGTAGATCTAAGTAATGTACGAGCAAAATTTAGTTAAGGTTATAGAGCCTGTAAAAAAAACTACAATTAATAGACTTAATAAATCTAAAAAATGGAAATATGGATATAATAAAGAACACGATATCGTTGTTATCTCAAAAACTGGGCAAATTGGTGAAATACTTGAAATACAAAATTTGCAAATCGCGTTGCCAAGACGACCAGTGCGACTGCACGTACACGAGCTAAAAAAGTGGGTAAAACAAGAGCAGCCAAAAGAATTATCAAGGCTTAAAAATATATTTGATTGGAGGGCGTACCCAGAAGATCAAAAAGATAAATGGTTTGATTATATAGACGAAGAGTTTAAAAGAAGAGATGAAGGCTTTTGGTTTATGAATAATGACAAACCAACATACATAACAGGTGCTCACTATATGTATTTACAATGGAGTAAAATAGATGTAGGTGCACCAGACTTTAGAGAAGCTAATAGATTATTTTTTATATTTTGGGAAGCTTGTAAAGCAGATAAAAGATGTTATGGTATGTGTTATCTTAAAAATCGTCGTAGTGGTTTTTCGTTCATGTCTTCAGCTGAAACAGTTAATTTAGCTACATTAGCGAGTGATAGTAGATTTGGGATATTATCTAAAACAGGTAGTGATGCTAAAAAAATGTTTACAGATAAAGTAGTACCAATTAGTATTAACTACCCATTTTTCTTTAAACCAATACAAGACGGTATGGACAGGCCAAAATCAGAGCTTGCATACAGAGTACCAGCTAGCAAGTTTACAAGAAAAAAGATAACAGCTAACGAAAAAGTTGAACACTTAGAAGGTTTAGATACAACTATTGACTGGAAAAATACAGGTGATAATAGTTATGATGGTGAAAAGCTAAATCTACTAGTACATGATGAAAGTGGTAAGTGGGAAAGACCGGATAATATATTAAATAACTGGCGAGTAACAAAAACATGTTTACGATTAGGTAGTAGAATTATTGGTAAGTGTATGATGGGTTCAACGTCAAACGCTTTAGATAAAGGTGGTGATAATTTTAAGAAGCTTTACAATGACTCCAATGTTGCAAAGAGAAATAGAAATGGCCAGACAAAGAGCGGTTTATATTCTTTGTTTATCCCAATGGAATGGAATT